CAGGCTCCCAGGATCCTGATATAAGTAAAAGGGTAATAGAACTTATGGATGATGGTTATGAATTTGGTCAAGCAGTAAAACAAGCTATGGAGGAAACAAGAGAAAATAACGGTAATGGCACAATGCCTAAATCTGAAAAATGGATGAGAGAATACTTCTTCGATGGTAAAGGTGGATATGACGAAAGAATGTCATATAAAGAATTTGCCTTAGGGCCAGGACAAGAATTATACAAAAAATTTGGTAATGACTAAAAGACTTACTAGAACAATTCCTCCGGAATCAGGGCCCATGCCTCAGGGGTTGAATATTAATTATAATGGTGTTAAACAGATAAAACTTACGGAGAAAAAATATAATGGCAGATATAGACAAATCACTTCCAAACGAAGTTCGACAAAAAGTTAGTATTCCTGGTGAGGAAGAAATTCAAGAAGAAATTGTAGAACAAGTTCAAGAAGTTCAAGACTCACCTGATGAGGTTGAAGTTTCAGAAAACGAAGATGGATCAGTAGATATAAATCTTGATCCTGCTGCAGCATCACCAGAAGGTGGTGACGAACATTATGCAAACTTATCAGAATTTTTACCAGACGATGTACTTGGAAGATTAGCTTCAGATTTATCTAGTAAGTATCAAGATTATACTTCTTCAAGAAAAGATTGGGCACAAACTTATACTCAAGGTTTAGACCTTTTAGGTTTTAAATATAATAATAGAACTGAACCTTTTTCAGGAGCAAGTGGTGCAACACACCCTGTTCTTGCAGAAGCAGTTACACAATTTCAAGCATTAGCTTATAAAGAATTATTACCGGCAGATGGACCAGTTAGAACACAAACGATAGGTGTATCATCTCCAGAAAAAACTCAGCAAGCAACTAGAGTAAAAGATTTCATGAACTACGAGTTAATGGAAAAAATGAAAGAGTACGAACCAGACTTTGATCAGTTATTATTTAACTTACCATTAGCAGGTTCTGCTTTTAAGAAAATATACTACGATGATGTGGAGCAAAGAGCTGTAAGTAAATTTGTTCCTGCAGATGATTTGATTGTACCCTACAGCGCTACCTCATTAGACGATGCAGAGGCAATCATCCATCGTGTAAAAATTTCTGAAAACGATTTAAGAAAACAACAGGTTGGTGGATTTTATAGAGATATAGAAATTGGAAAACCTGGAGACAAAGAAACTGAAGTTGAGAAAAAAGAAAGAGAACTTGAAGGAGTATCAAGAACTACAAATGAAGATATTTATACATTATTAGAATGTCATGTGGATTTAGATTTAGAAGGTTTCGAAGATGCAGATCCAGAGACTGGTGAGCCCTCAGGAATTAAAGTTCCATACATTGTAACAATTGAAGAAAATTCACGTGAAGTTTTATCTATTAGAAGAAACTATGAAATAGGTGATGCATTAAAAAATAAAATTAATTACTTTGTACACTTTAAATTTTTACCGGGTTTAGGTTTTTATGGTTTTGGTTTGATTCACATGATTGGTGGATTATCAAGAACAGCAACTTCTGCATTAAGACAATTACTAGATGCAGGAACTTTATCTAACTTACCTGCAGGATTTAAAATGCGTGGTATTAGAATTAGAGATGATGCACAATCAATTCAACCAGGTGAGTTTAGAGATGTAGATGCACCCGGTGGTAATTTAAGAGATTCATTTATGATGTTACCATTTAAAGAACCATCAGCTACATTATTAAACTTAATGGGTATTGTAGTTAACGCTGGTCAAAGATTTGCATCTATTGCAGATTTACAAGTTGGTGATGGCAATCAACAAGCAGCAGTTGGAACTACAGTAGCTCTTCTTGAAAGAGGAAGTAGAACTATGTCTGCTATACACAAAAGAATTTACTCTGCTCTAAAAAACGAATTCAAATTATTAGCAAGAGTATTCAAGTTATATCTACCACCGGAATATCCGTATGATGTAGTTGGGGGTCAAAGAGTTATTAAACAAACTGACTTTGATGATAGAGTAGATATATTGCCAGTTGCTGACCCTAACATTTTTTCACAGACTCAGCGTATTTCACTAGCGCAAACTGAGCTCCAACTGGCACAATCAAATCCACAAATGCATAATCTATATCAAGCGTATAGAAATATGTATGAAGCACTTGGTGTACCAAATATTGATTCAGTTTTAATTAAGCCAATGCAACCTATGCCAAAGGATCCTGCGTTAGAACACATTGATGCTTTGGGTGGAAAACAATTTCAAGCGTTTCCAGGTCAAGATCATAGAGCACATATAACTGCTCACTTAAATTTTATGGCAACTAACATTGCTAGAAACAATCCAATGATTATGGCAAGTCTTGAGAAAAATATTTTTGAACATATTAGTCTAATGTCTCAAGAACAAATTGAATTAGAGTTCAGAGATGAATTAGTTCAACTACAACAGATGCAACAAATGGCTCAACAGAACCCACAGATAGGTCAACAAGCTATGATGATGCAACAAAAAATCGAAGCAAGAAAAGCTCAACTAATTGCAGAGATGATGGAAGAATTTATGAAGGAAGAAAAAGAAGTTACTTCACAATTTGATAATGATCCTATTGCAAAATTAAGATCAAGAGAATTAGACCTTAGAGCAATGGAAAATCAACGTAGAAAAGAGCAAGATCAAGAAAGAATTAATCTTGATAAGATGAGAGCTATGATGAATCAACAAAATCAAGAAGAAAAACTTGAACAAAATGAAGAATTAGCAAATTTAAGAGCTGATACTTCAATTGAAAAGACAATTTTAAGTAAAACTCTTCCAAGCACTGACTCAATGATGAAAAATCAGGGTAGTATGATGCCTAAAGTGTCAATTATAAGAAGTGGCGACGAATAAGAATGACAAAATACTAAAAAAAGGTTACTATAAATTAACTAAGGAGAAAAATTATGGAAAAATTAGATAAAATTGTTCAGATCAAGTCAGAAGACAAGATGAATCTTGAAATTGACCCTAGATCAAAGACAACAGCTGACGGTGCTTTCAACTATGTTCCAAAAGGTGAAGAAGTTGAAGTAAGAGGCACTAAAAGAATGCTAAAAGAGAAGTCTAAAAAAGCTAGATGGATCTAACATGTGGTTTTCGGCACTTAAATTAGCCGTTTCTGCTGGAAGTAAGATTTACGCTAATAAACAAAAAGCAAAAATAGCAATGTCTGATGCACAACTGCTACATGCAGAGCGTCAAGCTCGTGGTGAGGAAGCTTACCAGGGAAAACTTTTAGAAGCGAGACAATCAGATTATAAGGACGAGGCGGTTCTCGTAATTCTCACGTTGCCCATCTTGGTGCTCGCATATGGAGTCTTTTCGGACGATGCACAGGCAATGGACAAGATAAAAGTGTTCTTTGACCATTTCCAGTCGCTCCCGTCATGGTTCACAAATTTATGGATTCTTGTCGTTGCGAGTATTTATGGTATAAAGGGAACACAAATATTTAGAGGAGGAAAAAAATAATGAGAAAAAAGTTTGGTAACGGCGGCAATGGTCTAACTAAAGCACAAAAAACTTGGTATAAAGGGAACACAAATATTTAGAGGAGGAAAAAAATAATGAGAAAAAAGTTTGGTAACGGCGGCAATGGTCTAACTAAAGCACAAAAAACTTTACCACCAGAATTAAAAAAGAAAATTTTAATGTCTAAAGGTAAAAAAAAAAAATCTAAGTCAATGATAAAGAAAGCAATGGATATTGCGTAATGGCTAAACTTTGTGCAAAAGGAAAAGCGGCAGCTAAAAGAAAATTTAAAGTATATCCGTCTGCATATGCTAACATGTATGCTTCTGGAGTTTGCTCTGGTAAAATTACACCTGGTGGTAAAAAAGGAAGTAGAAAAAAAGCTGGCAATGGTGGTTTGATGGCAGGTATGGCTAGAAAAAAGAGATTAAGTTGTGCGTAGGAATTTTGCAGAAGGTGGATTAAGAAAATGGGTATCGGAGAAATGGGTAGACATTGGAGCACCAAAGAAAGACGGCAAGTATCAACCATGCGGGAGAAGCAAGGGGAGCAAAAGGAAATATCCAAAATGCGTACCACTTGCAAAAGCCACACGGATGTCAAAAGGGCAAAAGGCGAGTGCTGTCAAACGAAAAAGAGCTGCAGGTAATCCTGGAGGAAAACCAACTAACGTAAAAACATTTGCATAATGAATTTAGAAAAAGATTTACAAAGATTAAAAAAAGAAAAAGCATTAAAAGAATCTGCTATTGCGCAACTTAGAAAAAGAAGTAAAGACTCTTTAGCTAGACCTAGAGCAGAAAAAAATATTCTAACTGATAATCCAGAAATGCAAAAAATATAATGGCTATTAGAAAAACAACAAAAGGACCAGGAGCTAATTACAGATCAACTAAATCTGGCGCTGGTATGACTGCTAAAGCCTGGATCAAAATTAAAAACTGCAGTAACAGGGAAAGTCAAGAAAGGTTCAGCGGCAGCTAAACGTAGAAAGTCATATTGTGCAAGGTCACTTGGACAACTTAAACGATCTTCTGCTAAAACTCAAAATGATCCTAATTCTAGAATCAGGCAAGCAAGAAGACGTTGGAAGTGTTAGATAGATTTATATACAAATTCCTTGGTTTAGTAGATAATGTGTTTTCTAAATTAGAAACATTAACTATAAAAATCACAGAATGGTTTTGGCATAAAAGAGTTAACTTATTACATAAAAGGAGAAAGCACGATGCAAAACGAAGAGCTAGTAATATTAAATAAACTACAAAAATTCTTAAAAGAGTCTTATGTAAATATTGGTGATAACATGATTGGTGGTGGTATTGACAATATGGAAAAATACAAGTATATGATGGGACAGGCACATGCCTATTTAAGAATATCACAGGAGATATCATCCCTGCTAAACCCTAAAAAGGAGAAAAAAAATGATACTGAAAGACCAGAAAACGTCGTCGACTTCGGAAGTCCCAAAAACTAAATCCGCTTTATTAGATAAATACGATGATGAACATAAAAAAGAAGTAGATGGTTACGAACGTCTAAAGAAAAAAGAATCAAGTAAATTACCGGCACCAACTGGATGGAGACTATTAGTTTTACCATTTAAAATGCCTGAAAAAACTAAAGGTGGTTTAATACTAGGACAAGATACACTTGAGAGACAACAAGTAGGATCTACTTGTGGTTTGGTTCTTGAAATGGGACCACATTGTTATGATAAAGAAAAATTTCCTGAAGGAGGCTGGTGTAAAAAAGGTGACTGGATAATTTTTGCAAGATATGCTGGCTCAAGAATACAGATAGACGGTGGGGAAGTAAGATTGCTAAATGATGATGAAGTTTTAGCAACCATCGATAAACCGGAAGATATACTTCATCAATATTAATCATAGTAACACTAGGAGGAAACTATGCCAGACTTGGAAAATAACAAAGTCGATATCGATACATCAGGGCCAGCAATGGACGTCGATATAGCTGAAGAAAAAGATTCAGCTGAAATTGAACAACCTGAAATAAAAGAAGAACCAACAGTAAGACCTGTTGAAGATGAAACAGTTCCTGAAGATAAGACTCATGAAAATGAACGTGAGATTAAATTAGAAGAAAATGTTTCTGAAGAACCAAAAAAAGATGAGCTTCAAGATTATTCAGATAGCGTTCAAAAAAGAATAGCTAAACTGACTAAAAAATGGAGAGAAGCAGAACGTCAAAAAGACGAGGCCTTAGTTTTTGCTAAATCAGTTTTAACTGAAAAAGAAAAAGCAGAACAAAAGATATCTAAGATGGAACCTAGTTTATTAAAAACTACGGAAGATTCTATTACATCTGGACTAGAGTCTGCAAAAGCAAAACTAGCTGCAGCAAGAGAAGCTGGAGATATTAATGCTGAAGTAGAGGCTCAATCTTTAATTTCTGAATATGCATATAAACAAGCTAGATTCACTGAAGCAAAAGCTGAACAAGAGTTGTATGCAAAGAAAAAAGAAACAGAAGTTCAACAACCTCAAGTTAATTTACAACAAAGACAACAAGCGGCGACAGGTACACCTGATCCAAAAGCTGAACAATGGGCTCAAAAAAACTCATGGTTTGGTCAAGATTCAGCTATGACTTATACTGCGTTTGATCTTCATAAGAAATTAACTGAACAAGAGGGTTTTGATCCATCTAGCGAAGAGTATTATTCTGAAATAGATAAAAGAATAAGACTTGAATTTCCTCAGAAATTCGCTAAAATAGAACCTACGGAAACGGCTAAACCTGTACAGACAGTTGCATCTGCAAAAAGAAGTACAAAAACTGGTCGCAAAACTGTGAGGCTCACACCATCACAGGTAGCAATTGCTAAAAAATTAGGTGTGCCACTCGAAGAGTATGCGAAACAATTAAATATCACGAAGGAGGTATAAGCATATGGAAGATAATAACGATAAAAGAACCTCGCGTGCGAGTCAAACTAGAGAAAAAACAGCTCA